GTTTGGAAAGGTTACCGGATCAAAAGCCTGACTCTGGCTGAACGCACAACGTGTCCAGAATATTGCATCCATTGGTTGGATTGCTTTGGAAACAATATGCGTTACGCCACCCGATACGAAGCGGGCCCAGCACTAGAAATGCAAATCAATTCTGAGCTATCGGCCCTTGATCGAAAGGGGAAACCCTTTGCCCTTCGATTGCATGTGTTGGGGGATTTTTACTCTATCCAATACATTGACCAATGGTATCAGCATTTATTGAGATATCGGTCTTTACATGTCTTCGGTTTCACGGCCCTACGCAAAGACTCAGTGATGGGTCGAGCCATTGACGCAATCAAGACAAGGTTTCCTGACAGGTTCAGGGTGCGATGGTCCGGCCAGCCTTGGATCACTGACTCAGCCCTGTCACTTGACGACCCCTTGACCGATCGCTTGATTGATCAAGGGGACGCAATCGCTTGTCCTGAACAAGAGGGCAAAACGGAGTCTTGTGCCTCTTGTGCTTTATGTTGGCATGAAACCACCAAAGCAATCGCCTTTGCGACCCACTAAAACGGGCCGCTGAGTGCACCTAAGCCAAAGGCGAAAGGGGTCGATAGCCTCTTTTGCTTTTGGCTATTGTACGGGCCTCTTTTGGGCCTGTCTGACAAATTGGGTTTTGCTTGTTTTGTCATGGTCTTATCTTTTGTTCTGTGATCACAAGGGGCCGGTCGATCGAGCAAGCGTGATCACAAAGGGAAGCTCAGGGGCTTGCCACAGGCCCCGCCGACCGGTCGAATTTACTTGCGTTTATTGATCATTTGAGCATGGGGCCCCCCCGAATCATAGACCGACATTTTGCCATCGGCCCTTATCCACCCATATTGACAACATAAAAAATTTAGTTAGATCAGGTATAGTACACGTTAGAGTTGTACATGCGGAACAACTACAGTACAAACAGTGTACAAATTGTCGCACCTACTAAATTAACTATTGACACGAATCACTTCTGTCCTTATACTATAGTATATACTATAGAACAGGCAGGGTTAAAAAAAAACACCCTGCCAAAACAATAGAACTATACTATAGTATAGAGAAAAGACAACTTATTTGTCATTCTATTCATTTTTTACTTGACAAATTGTCTTCTTTGTGTCACAATACGAATCAGAGGACAAAACCGTCCGAACCTTCACACAACATAATGTATAAGAGGAAGACGAGGGACGTTGATTTGTCCTCGCTTAATATAAGATGCCCTTACCGTCATTACCATATAGTGCTGTCATAGCTAAGAAAGTGCGAGAAGGTATTCGCAGTGGTGTAGCTGTCAAGGACATTCTGTCATCCATACAGAAATATCAGAATGCTCCCTCTAGCACAGCTACGTTCTATAAGCTCTACGGAGAAGACATAGCAGAAGAGAAGGCCTCTATAGTAGGGGCAGTAGGTTCTGTTGTCATCCAACAAGCGTTAGACGGTGACTTTAAAGCTGCTGAGTTATTCCTACGGAGTAAGGGTGGTTGGTCACCTACACAGACGCAGGTAGAGGTAGAGGGTACAGAGGACGCTGACACTGATGAAAGTGCCATTGATGCTCTGATGAACCTGTTAGGAAAGAGTAGTGATAACAGCACAGACTCTTAGAGAGTTACCCGACTCTGAAGTTGCATCAGTATTACAACAATTAGGCCCAAAGAAAACGGAAGAGCTACAGCATGACTGGAACTTCTGGGCTAGACCTGAACAATTAGAACCAGAGGGTAAATGGAATGTTTGGGTTGCACTTGCTGGTCGTGGCTGGGGTAAGACCCGTGCTGGTGCCGAATGGGTCAGACACAGGATCAAGAAGGGCGATAAGATTGTCCACTGTGTTGCACCTACTAAAGGTGATGTTCGCAGGGTTATGGTTGAGGGTGACTCAGGTCTACTCAATGTCTGTTGGAAGGGTGATAAGACATATAGGGGAAAGCATATTGGATTTCCTACTTGGTCGCCTACCAACAATACCCTGACATGGGAGAATGGCTCTAAGGCTGTATTCTTCTCAGCGGAAGACCCAGAACGACTAAGGGGACCGCAAGCTTATTCCGCATGGACTGATGAGTTATGTGCTTGGAACAACGCACAAGCAACATGGGACATGCTACAGTTTGGTTTACGTCTAGGTAAAAGACCTCAAGTCTTTGTCACCACCACACCTAAGACAACCAAGCTAATTAGAACTATACTAGCAGACGATAAGACGATCATTAGCAAAGGGAGTACCTATGATAATGCAGCCAATCTAGCCGATACCTTCTTAGAAGCAGTAAAGAAGACGTATGAGGGAACAAGGTTAGGTAGACAAGAACTATATGCAGAAATACTTGATGAAGCATCTGGCGCATTATGGAATAGGCAACAACTTGCTAAGTGTGAGATAGACAAGGATGATTTACCATCTCTTAATAGGGTGGTTGTTTCTATCGATCCAGCTATCACATCCAATGCAGAAAGTGACATGACTGGTATTGTAGTGGCCGGTATTGATGTCAACGGCATAGCATACGCTTTAGAAGACCACACTGCAAGATACACACCGCAACAATGGGCAGCAAAAGCCTCTGAACTCTATCACACTCACTCAGCAGATAGAATTGTAGCGGAAAGAAACCAAGGTGGTGACATGGTTCGTCATACCTTACAGACAGAAGATCCGACATTACCCATTAAGCTCGTACATGCATCCAGAGGAAAGATGGCACGGGCTGAACCAGTTTCTGCTCTTTACGAACAAGGAAAAGTAAAACACGTAAAGGGTCTTAATGAATTAGAAGATCAGATGGTACAGTGGGAACCTCTAGGGTCCACAGGCTCACCAGACCGTCTTGATGCTTTAGTTTGGGCTATAACGGACCTCTCATTGAATGGCTACGCAAAACCTACGCTGAAACTAGCGTACAGTAGCGCCAAAGGATTACGGTAATGGTTAAGAAGCTCTCAGAGACAGAGGCCAAGAAGGTATTAGGTGTAGCGGGTGATAACACCTACAATGGTCAGATACGGGCTGATGAGTTTCTACCTGAGTTGCGTGGCAAGAAGGCTATACGCAAGTACCGTGAGATGAGAGATAACGACAGTACTATCGGTGCTGTCATGTATGCTACTGAACAAGTCCTTCGTGATGTTGATTTAAAGGTGATGCCAGCCAATGATAGTGCAGAAGCTAAAGAAGAAGCTGAGTTCGTTAAGTCTGTACTTGATGATATGGACCATACCCTTGATGACCATATTGCTGAGTCCTTATCGAATTTGTCGTATGGCTTTGCTTGGTTTGAGGTCATCTATAAAAGACGTACTGGCCCTACTGAAAGAAGTGATAAGAAGCGTTCTAAGTACACTGATGGCCGTATGGGTGTACGCAAGATTGCTATTCGTGCGCCTTGGACAATCTCTAGGTTTGATGTAGATCAACAGACTGGTGATGTCAAAGGTATTTATCAGGATGGGTCGGGCTATAACAACTCTAATTATATACCTACTCGCAAAAGTCTGTACTACCGCACGACAACGATTAATGGTGATCCTGCTGGTAGGTCTATTCTTCGCAATGCTTATACTTCTTATGAATATGTCAATAACCTACAGTCTATTGAGGCTATAGCAGTTGAGAGGGAACTTGCTGGTATCCCTGTTGCTCGTATTCCTGCTGAGTACTTGTCAGGGGATGCAACAGCCGCACAATCTGGATTTGTCAATAACCTGCAATCTATTCTCAGGGATGTCAAGTTCAATGAGCAAGGATACATTATTCTGCCTTCCGACACCTATCCCGATAAAGACGGAGCACCTACCAACCAGAAACTGGTAGATGTTGAGCTTATGTCTTCTAGTGGTAGTCGTAATATTGACATTGATCCTATCGTAAGACGTTATCAGCATGATATTGCTCGTAGTGTCCTTTCTGAGTTTCTTATGCTTGGTGGTGGTAATACTGGCTCTTATGCCCTCTCCAAGAGTAAGACAGACCTGTTCCTTCGTGCATTAGAGAGTTATATCCAAGCTATTGTTGATGTCCTCAATAAACAGTTGGTAGAACGACTATGGGAGTTGAACGGTCTGAACTACGATATGATGCCAACTATTGTAGCTGGTGATGTAGCTCCACATGACTTACGTGAGATTGCAGCATTCCTACGGAACCTGAATGGCGCAGACATCAACGTAAGCGATCATCCAGAGGTTATCCAAGACTTGATGGATATAGCTGAACTAAGATATGACGCAGATGCTGCACCTGTAACACAAGAGGAGCCAGAAGATGCCCAGTCTTAATAACAGAGTTTTTGACAATGGGCTATCTGTACTTGATACTGAAGCCTCTCGTATAGACCTAACCTCTCAGGAAGCTACAACATACACTGAGGCTACCTCTACTCACACATTAGGTAACTCTACGTCACTTTCCATTGCTGCCCCTTCTGATAGATCAGGTGGCGGTCGTGAGGTTGTAGTTGCAGCTATCTCAGATGGATCAGTGACAGGTAACGGTACAGCTACTCATTATGCTATTGTAGACGTATCCAATACTAGACTGTTAGCCACAGGCTCCTTGACAGCTAGTCAGGTTGTCGCATCAGGTAACACATTCTCTCTAGGGTCATTTACTATCGGTATCCCTGATCCTGCATAATAAAGGTCATGCACAATGACAAGCAGGATATTACAGGAAAATAGTGATCTACTACTCACTCAGTCAAGTGACCCATTAATTAATGACAACTTTATTGGTGCGAATGGATTTAGTACAGCTAATCCCCAGATAGCATCAACAGCAATAGCTCAGATACATGCCTTAACTTCTGTAGCTATAGTCACTCAAGATCCTGTAGTTTCATCTACAGCCATATCTCAAGAACATAGCCTAACAGCACTAGGGTTTGTCACAGGCTCTCCTGTAGCTAATCAAGCGGCACTAACTCAAGATTACGGCCTAACAGCATCAGGGTTTAGCACAGGTTCTCCTGTAGTCTCAGATGCCACAATGACAGAAGATGAGAGTTTTGCTACCTCACCTGTCGTTACAGGTACACCAGAAGTAAACTCCACTGCAATAAGCCAAAACTACTCTCTAGTAACCGATGGCATACTTACTGGAAGACCTGACGTAGAAGATGCAACAGATCCTAACACACTCTTTGAACAGGTAGAACAGAAAATGCTTGGCGGTTGGCCCAAACGTATATACGAACATACAGATCTGGCAATCTCCAAGGGTCATACCAAAGGTCACAGAACCCTGTATAAGTTTGGGTACAACCCAGATGTAAATGGTGATGAAGAGACTATCTGGTCACAAGGTGGTGATTTCCCATACCCTACAAGTGCCGTTACAATGTTTGTCAGTAGCACAAGTGCAAATGATGCTAATGGTGGTACAGGTGCTAACAGTATTCTTATCCAAGGTTTAGATGAGAACTACGATGAGGTAGAAGAGACAGTTCTTCTTAACGGTCAGACACAAGTAGCTACTCAAAATTCATACCTAAGAATATATAGAGCTTTTGTTACTCTCTGTGGAACGGGCGGTACTTCTGGTGGTATAATCTATGTAGGTTCTTCTGGTGCTACTGGTGGTGTACCAAACACTACGATTTATGCTAACTTACATCTTGGTAATCAGACACAGATAGCTGCATACACAGTACCTGCTGGTTACACATTATACGTTGATGATATTAACTTTACCGCTGGCTTATCTCAAGCAAATAAAACTGCAACTTGTACTTTTAGAAGCAGAGATCATGGAACTAATGTCTTCCGCACAAGACTTATTAGTGTCTTGCAGAGCAACCAGTTAATTACAAAGTTTGAGTACCCTCAAGAGTTCTACGAGAAGACTGACTTAGAGTGCAGGGTTTCAACTAACACAACTAATAACGCAATAGGGGCTTCCTTCCAAGGTGTCCTAGTCAAGAACACAGCTTAAGGTTATAAGATGCCAAAGACAGCCCTTAAAAACAAGATGGAAGCTCATAACAAGAAGTCCAAGTATAAAGTGACTATGCGTATGCTTGAGGCAGTATATGATAGAGGTGTAGGTGCCTACCGTA